TATTGTCTTGCACTATTAACACCTTGTTCTTTATATATATTCTCTATGCGTTCCAGAACATCTCCCTCTGGTAAATCCTCACCTTGATAGATATATAACCCTATTCCGTGTAGGGATATAGCTTTTGCTAAACATCTTTGCATTGCCGTATTTAATTGCATTGCACTAGGATTCTTAATCGCTTGATTCTTAAAATCTAATACAGGTAACTGTGCAGTCATCTCTTTACCAAATGCTTTGACTGTGCAGAACACCATCATACTGCCATCAGGTAATGTTAGTGGGTCTGCATAAGTCCATGTTGCTGACTCGCAATGTTGTAACAATGTATCTACTGCCCATGCCCATGATAGATAAGTAAACTTGCCTTTCTTTTCTGTGTATTTACTAACATCTAACTTTCTTAAATCTGTATATTTACTCATCTGTTTCTCCCAAATATTTGGTCAAGAACTTCCTGTTGATAAGAAAGTTTCTTCAACTGTTCCATCTCCAAATAGTCTTGGTGCATTTCTGCTTGTAATTGATCTTGTGATTCTTCTTGCTGAACTGCAAGTGATAATTCTGTTGATTTACTCATTGTATTTCTCCTTTCTTCTTAAAAGTTAATATACTTTACTACTGTTAATTTAATTTGTCAAACTATTTATTTAATTTATCAAACCCTTGTGACTTAAATACTTTCCCATCTTTACTTGTTGCCTTGTATTCAAAGTTTTTAAATGACTTCTTCATACGCTTTAAAAATTCATTAACGGATATTTGTTTGGATTCCAAATTGTCTCTCCCCATATCTAAAAGATTTATTATCAAAGTATAACCCTACCGAACCTTCCCAACCTGTGCCATGCCTTTGCTTAACTACTTGCACAAAACAATCATACTGCTTACTAATTTCTACTGTATCTGCACCCTCATCTGTCATGTCTTTTTCTTTCTGTTTATTTCTAAATACTGTAATACAATTATCTGCTAGGTTAGTAATATCACTTGACCCCATTACATCATGCTTATTTGGTTGTCCTAACTCATTCATTGACTTTCTACTGTGTGCTACTAAAAAGATATGCACTCCAACATCTCTAGCACAGACACATAACTTATTTAAGAATTGTTTTTGTTTATTATAATCATCACTATTGATTCCTACTTTGGTCAATGAATCTATAACAAATACCTCTACCCCTAGTTTTTCTTTAGCATACTGAATAACTGCTAATACTTTATCAGGTGAAGTCTCACCCTCTGCATCATACAAGAATAGATTATCATTTATCTTATTTAAAAATGTATCTATGCCTAACTGTGTTGGCATTTGTGTGCCTGAATCTTGTTGTAACATTCTACCTAGTGTTGCTCTTGGTTGCATTTCAAATGAACCTATTAAACATTTATGTTCTGCTAACATCTTGAGTATGACATAGTTAAGCCATGCTGATTTACCATGCCCAGAGTAGCCAGAGATAATACTTACTTCATGAGGTCTAACCCTAAATAATCCCTCAAACTTTGTGAATGGTAATGGTATGCCACCATTTACATCTTGAGTAAAATAGTCAAGTATTTCTCCACTGTATGCCTTTGGTGATTTAATCTTAAAGTGTTCATCTGTATCTCTAGCAGAAAAATAATTATCTACATCTTTATCATCTATAATTAATTTATCTAACTCATCATTAATACTTTTTACATTATTATTTAATGTCATTGTATATACCTTTTAACCTTTGTGTTATTTCAAATAATTTATTATTATCTGAATCAATTAATTTCTCTCCCTTACGAATACTGCTAGAACATAATGCGACAAATAAAAGATCATCTCTTGTTGCCTTTAATAATCCATAAGGGTTTGAAAATCTTATTCTTGTTTTCGGTTTGTATTCTGTATCTAATGTATCAGGCATAACATCATTCCATGTCAATCCTGAATCATTTAATATCTGTTCCATACTGCACCCTGCAAAACAATTCAGTATCATCTTATCTTCTTTAAACTTTAACCCTAGACTAGCGTTCTTATCATTGTGGCTAGGGCATAGACATTGATACTCGCCATCACCTGACTTATAAACCTTTTCAAACCTCGCTAGTATTCTCTCTCGCTCTATCATCTAACATCTCCTTAATTTCATATTGTCTTAACTTGGGTATTCCTCTTTGCCCCCAATAGAATACTGCCTGTCTACTTAACTTTGGTTCAAACTTTTCTGCTAATTCATTTGGTGTTACTTCTAATTTCTTACACACTTCTTGTAATGTCATCACTGTTTCCTTTGTATAATTTGAGTAAAAGAATTTAACAAACAATTAATCATTCGTCAAACAATTCTTTTTTAATATCTAATTCAACCTCTATTTCCATTTCATCTTCATCATCTTCATCATCTTCTTCTATCTCAAAGAAGTAGCCGTTATAACCCATATCAGGTTCATCTTCATCATACTCATTCGTTCCTTTATCTATATTAATCATGTTCACCATCCCCCTCTCCGTTATTAAATTCAATGTCATCTAGCAAAGCTTCCATCATTCTAGGTGATATATCTTCCATATGTGATATATCATCTCTATCAGTTTCGCCATCACTCCATGTATATTCAAGAATTACTTTGTAGCCGTTAATCGTTCTCATCACTCAATCCCCCCTTGAAATTCATTTTCTAAAAAATCATCTATGTCTTGAAAAATTCTATCTAGTGTTGAATCACTGATAACTCCATTATCTAATTTTAATTCTAAAACATTGCCATTATCCAACCTTACTGTTGTTGGTATGTTTATATCTATATCGTAGTCATAATTAATCATCTTCATTCTCCTATTGGTGTTATTTGAATTTTGTAGTCATGCCTTAATCCATCTTCTTTATTGCCATCACCTCTCAAAAGGTATATAACTCCATCTTCTTCTATACAGTCTGAAAGAGGATAAGACTCTAAAATATTCGTGCCTATATCAGAGTCCCTTTCCATTAGATAATCAAACACATCTAATGTTGTAGCTATTAAATCTCTTTTGTCTTTACTCATCTTCACTCTCCCATGATTCACCTTGCTCTTTTACTGAAGTTATCTCCCAATTTAAATCTGTATCTACTTCCCAATCTTCGTTCTCTACTTTTTCAATCGCTTCTTCTTTAGAATTGGCTTGGATAACTGCTACCTCGCCAACCTCTCTTATTGCATAAAGTGTATAAGTTTTCATGTTTAAACATTCTCCTTTGTTATTGTCTTTATTTGTTGTTTCTAATACTTTCATTGCACTATCTCCTCTTTTATTTGTGATATCCAATATTCTAAAACAGTCCAATTAATACCCTCATTAGCGTCATGATTTTTAAGAGCCAATCTTAAAACTTCTATAGATTGTTCATCACTCATGTTTGGCTCTAATGATTTAACATCTTCTATATTCCATATGATTGAAATTGACCCATCTTTGTTTTGTTTCATTGTTTTATCTCCTCTACTGATTCTTCTGAAAATCCTAGAACATCAATCGTATTGTCTAGGTGTTTAAATAACTTTACATCTCCATACCTGTTTAATACTTCTTCACCTGTTTCTTGGTCTACCTTTGCTAACAAGTAACCAATCACTTCGTATTCATACTCTTTATCACAATTCATATTTAATCTCCTTAATTAATTTCAATCCAATAATCAGCGACATAACTTTCCCATAACCTATTTGCAATATCATCTATACTTAAAAATACTTCTTCTTCAATATTATTGATAGGATATTCTTGTAAGTCTTTAAGTCTTAACAATCCCTCATCATCTTTATACACTTTAAAATCAACACTATTAATAATGTATAGCAAATCAGTAGTGGATAATTCTGGTTGTGTTTCTGGCTTTCCATTAAAATAATGTTGTATCTTTTCAAATCTGTTCATATTTAATCCCCTTTCTTTAAAATAAACATGGTTCACAATTCTTTACTGCTAAATCATAATCACTTAATGTTTCTGTTACTTCTGCTACCCCTGTAAACTTGATAGTAAACCCTTTCTTATTCTCAATATAAAACAATGCCTGTTCTTTACTGTAAAATGCTCGTAAGGGTTCGCCA